GCCCATTCCGAAGGAGGTAAAGGAAAGCCTTAACTCGTGCGATACCCCAACCACCTCTTGACATATTGGGATGGTGACTTCGGCTGAAAGCACCAGCACCCCTACGATACACAGTTTTAAGCATACCCATGCTCGCTTTGCTGCCTTTTCCTTTCTTATTGTGTTCTTGCATAAGAGAGCGGAGTCTTGATTCAGTTTCTTTGCTAAATGTAATGCTGTCATTTGGTTTTTTGGCTGAACCAGGCTTATTTTTGTTAGAGCCTTTTCTCCGTTCACTTGGTTTAGCAGGTGTTTTTCGTGGGTCATTTTTGCCTGGCCTCCCATATTGTAATGCCTCAACAGTTTCTTCAGAATAACTTTGGCAAACTGCATATCGCTGTTTTGAATCAGGGAATTCACTTAGCATTTTGTCATCTGCCATACAACGACTTAAGAATTCATCTTTAGGTTCATCTTTTTGTCGTGTTGGCATTTAAATTACTCCTTATGGGAATGACCGCCTGCACTGCCATAACCTAATTCAGATTGCTGCTTTTCGTGTGCGAGACAATGCTCATGTTCCTGTTGCTTGAGAGCAAGTATTTGTTGGTGTTCCATTTCTTTAATTGCCATAATTCTTTCATGTTCAGCATTAGCCTTCATAACTTCATGTTGCGATTCAATAACGCTTGGGTGAAGGTTTGTTTCAACGATTTGTTCTGCTTTCCACAATTCAAGAATGTTATCATAAGACTTTGAAGCCTGTGTTCCAATAATAGCAATAAGAGCAATAAATGCTTCAACAGAAGGAAGCACAATATCAGGTTTAAAGATACCATAGAAGATAACTGTTCCCGATGAAGCAATCCATAAATAAATTGCTGGGAGGGAAGTCCACTTTACCATACGGTCATTGACGCTGTCTTTTTTGTTGCTCATTTTGCTGCTCATGTTGTATTCTCTCCATTATTTTCTGGTTTTACAGTGCTTGTATCTAATTTATCAGGTCGCACTGTTTTTATCATATCGCCATTTTTCTTATCGTTGTATTCTCCTTCTCCACTTGGCTCATAATTTAAAATTTTACGGGCTTCTTCTTTTGTAAGAATGCCCTTTTCAAAGCCCATAGCAGCTCGTTGCATGAGTTGGTATGGGGATTCTTCATCAACAGGTTCAAAGATAAGTGTTGGGAGGTCACGCCTTCGTGCAACAATACCCGATAATTCAAGATGCTTTAAGAATAGGGATGAAATGCCTTCTTTAACGACTGATTGAAGGCGGGATATGGCTTGAACCGACCATGTGTTTGCATTAAAGGTTGCAGCAAAGGTTGAACCCCTTTCTTGACCTTGTGAAACACGAGGCACCTGAAGAACAGCTGAAATGTCACTATTAATCATTTCAAGGAATCCGCTGTTATCAGGCACATTCTTCATATCCATTTGTTCAATGCGAACATAATCAGGTAAGATTGGGATTTGGTCTGCACGAAGGGATTCAATTAATGCAGCCACTTCATTCATAATGTGTGATAGGCGTTCCCGTTGTTCATTGGGGTCGGTGATGTGTTCAACCGCTTTCATATCAATAGTAATGTATTGCTTTGTCATACTATCTTCAATAGCGATACGGTTGTTCATTGTATTGTATTTAGCACGAATAGCCTGTTTAAGCGCACTAAATCTTGATGCGCCCCATATACCATAAGTCCACCTGTTTAATCTATCCCTAAACCAATTTGAGCGATAATCAATCTTTAAGTGGAAAATTTCATCGGCTGGATATTCCTTTTGGTCTCTGTCTTGTTCACGGAATCGGTATGTGACCGCAGACATAATTGGGTCATCTTTACCATAAGCACGAGGTGAACGAGGTGAATTTAGTGGTTCATCAACAATAGTGATTTGTGTAATTGGGATGCTTTGAAGGCCAGTAATGCCTACGCCTGCCTTTCCTACAATCTTATCAATGGAATTACCATAGACTAATAGGTTTCTCATTGAATTGATAATAAGGTCATCAAAGTCAATGGATTCAATGAAATCTTCAACTGAGTCACGAATGCGTTGATTCTTAGCAGTGGAATAATCAATACTATACTTATTCCCCGTCAAAGAAACAGCACGAACAGCACCATTGAGTTCAGGGTCTAATTTAACCATATCATCAAAGAGGTCAAATTCAGTATTATACACACTTTTGAATTGAGTATATCCTTGAGTTTGAAGAGATTCGGTTTCTTTAAGAATATCACTAATTGAAGCAGAAAATGGGGAAGGTGCTGGGGGTTTCAAGGAAATTTCCCTTGCTTCAAGGGGTTTTTTGGATTTATCTCTTGAAAACAATCCCATGATTTTTGTTGAAACTCACAATACCTTTAAATGTTGTGTGCTGCACTTTGAATTCTTTTTATTCTTTTAGTGCCATTACAAAAAGAATTAATCGCAGAGCAGCAAGCCTAAATGCGTTATTCTTTCTTTTTTCCTATAAGGTGTTTCAAGATTAATGCTGTAAATACCCAAAAGGAAATTTCAGACAATATCAAAATACAAACCAACACTACTCCGACAATGGCTTCATCCATAAATAATCTAACGGAACAGGCATTATTAAATGCTTTGTGGGCTACCCCGAAATTTTGAAAGAATTAGCGTTTTGTTGAGCTGTGAGGCGTTTATTTATTTTTGTTGATTAGGAAAAAAATAAAATAAAAAACGGTGCATTTATAGGTAAATCACTGTTTGGATAGAGTAATGAACGAAAGAACCAAGCGTGCATCACCTGGTGACGGATATGACATTATTGAACAACATATTCATCTTTTAGAAAATCATTCAAAATTAGAAGTGGCTCGGATTATCAACCAAGCCCACCCTGAACGAAGTGTTAAATCATGGGAAATGAAAATTTATCGCTTTCAAAAAGGTGTAGCACAAAAAAATGGCTTTGTTGGTGAAAGAGTAAAAGAACGAACATATTCAACTGACAATTTGTATTATGACAAAGATACCGATACATACTTTACATTCCTTCGTTCAGCCGACCAGATGTTGAAAGTATCTGGTGACACACATAGGAATATGAAAGAAGATTATTCGGCTGTCGCTACTAATGCTTTGACAATTAATGAAATGTCAAGAAAGTATTCTATGCCTCGCACATGGTTGGAAGAATACCGTAAAAAGCATGGTTGGACTCATGACATGCTTCCATTTACCGATGAAGAAATTGAAGAATCAGATGTTGATGTATTAGCAGATATGTTGGTCGCAAAGAAAAGCCAACAAGTCTATGAAACATTTGAAAAGAAGCGATGGAATGCAATTGAAAAAGACGCTTTGAAGTGGCGCATGGTGGAGGAAACTTTACTTAAAGATTTCTATGAAATGATTCCAGAAGCACCTCAGAAAGCCAACTCATTAAAAATTGCGCCTCAAAAAGACCCGTATGCTTTAGTAATTTCTGCAACTGATTTTCATTGGGGTAAATATGGCTGGGTTGATGAAGTAGGAGAACGGTATGACTTTGATACTGCCCGTTCTCGCTTGATGGAACGCACACAAGAATTAATTACACGCCTTCCCTATAATCCTGAAAAGATTATTTTGGGAACAGGAAGCGATTGGTTTCATGTTGATAATGATTTAGGCACTACGACAAAGGGAACTCCTCAAGATATGTGTGGAACTCCTGCTGAAATCCTTAAGACTGGATGCGAATTGGCTGTTGAACATATTGAACTCCTTAGACAAATTGCTCCTGTTGAAGTGTATAATATGGCTGGCAACCATGACCGTATGTCTGCTTTGGCCTTAATTATGTATCTAAGTGCATATTATAGGAATACGCCTGATGTTTCTATTACTATATCCCCACACGCACGACAATACATGACATACGGAACAACGCTTATTGGATTGACTCATGGTGATGGTGGAATGCAAAAATTACCTGCGCTTATGGCTAATGAAGCAAAACGGGAATGGGGAATGACTGATTATCATTTATGGTTTCACGGACATTTACATCATCAAACCGTTAAAGAAAATGCAGGCACATTGATTATTCAAATGCCTTCTTTGGCTGGACATGACCGATACCATGCACGACAAGGCTATACCATGTCAAAAGCAGGATTGGCTGCTTATATGATTGACAAACAAAAAGGACTTATTTGTTCTTTGTTTGCTCCTGTGGAGGGTCATTGATGGCTAATAGGTTATGTTTAAGAAGATGCGTAAATTGTGGAAAGGAAGGCCACTATGCTACAACTGCACATAGAATTAGAATTGATGGTGAAGTAGTATATTGTGGTTATTACAGGGTTGTGAGAGAATGAGGTTTGCAGAATCCGTATATTGTGAAAAGTGTGGTTTTGCCACTAAGATTATGACGGCTGAAAATGCTATGAAGGGGATTTGTCCCCATTGTAAAAAGAAGGGGTTGAGGGTTCTTGAATATTAATACAAGTAATTTAAGTTTCTTGAGGTCTAAGAATGACATTAGATACTTTTACGAATGGTTGGGTTATACATGGGGTAATCACATCGGAGAATGGATTGACCTATACACTGATAGAAAAGATGCACAGGTTCACAGAACTTGTATTATTGCACCTCGTGACCACTCTAAATCAACAACCCTCCGTATTGTGCTTCTTCATCACGCACTTTTTCTAAAGTGGAGACAAAAGCCTTTTACCTGCTGGTTATTTTCTGCCAGCCGAGACACAGCATCCCGAAGGCTTCAAGAAATAAGGGATGACATTAAGAAGCATAAAGAATTAAGAAAGTATCTTGATGAAAAGCGTGGTGGCAAATACGAATTGTTTTTTACTAATGGGGCTTGGATTCGGGCGACATCTGTTGGTTCTGCTATTCGTGGTGAGCATCCTGCTGCTATTGCTCTTGACGATGTTCTAATGGATATGGGCGATATGTCAATGGATTCGGTTCGTGGGTGGTTAAGGAAGGTTGTGACTCCTATGTTGTCACCTGGAACAAGCCTTTATTGTGTTGGAACGCCAATGGCGATGACAGATATTTACCATACTGAAATGTTAAATAACGCAGTATGGAAGTCGGGAGTCTGGTCTGCTATAAACAATTGGGATGAATACAAAGCCGACCCAGAGAATATAGTGCCTGAATGTCTTTGGCCTGAACATAGACCAATTGATTTTATATTAGAACAAAAAGAGGCTATGCAGGAATTAGAGTTTTCACAAGAATATTTGTGTAGGGTTATTGATGAAGAATCACAAGTATTCCCCAGAAACATTACACGAAAGAATATGGATATGGGGTTGTTATTTGAAAAGGAAAAGTATCACAATTCTAAATATGCCATTGGTTTTGACCCTTCGCATGGATTAGGAAAAGACTATTCAGTCATCGTTGTTCTAAGGCAAGATGAACAAGGTAATGTATATTTGGTTGATATTTGGAGGCGTAATGATTTCCCACCTGAAAAACAGGCAGATGTTATGGGTCAATATAGTAATAACTTCAAAATGCCTCCATTTGCTATTGAAGATGTTGGTTTTCAGCGGCTGTATAATGCTATCCTTATGCAAAAGGGCATAACGATTGACTACAAACCAAGTAAAGCAAGCAACAAATCCCTTAAACAAGGATTGATGAATCGGCTACGAGCATGGTTTGAACAAGGCAGAATTGTGTTGCCGTATGGTGATGACGCTACAAGACGGGTTGTTAATATCTTTTTGGAAGAATTAGAAAGTCATGCCTGGAAAGATGGTGATATAGTGGACTTAGGAAAACATAACGATATTGTAATGGCCTTTGCACACGCCATAGACCAATTCGTGAAACCAGCGTTGCCTGCGAGTTTTGCAGTAGGACAAACAACAATGAAGAATTGGCAAAGTAGCCAACCAAACAAAAAAGTTAATCGGCATAGTAAATATCCCACTTTATATTAATTTTTTTGAGAAAATTTTCTCCGAGAATTTTGAGCGGAGGTTGGCGTGCTTGAAGTGGCCTTTGACCCTATTTTTGGCTAAAAAGTGCGAAACTGGGCAGGAAACGCACTT